TGAGTATTTTACACTAGAATTAACCAAGTCACCAACGGGCGAATCTGTAAATCCTGTTGTAGAGTCGAACTTATCTACCAGTGGAGGGGAATATTACTTGCCGAATGGGACTAATTATATTGGAGATTATCACATTCACAAAGATGGAACAGTTATGACCGGTGCAGATATGGGCTCAAACGAGTCAGTACTATTTCCAGCAAACCAGACAACAATAACAAAGTCTAGAGCTTCTGCAAAAACAGCAAACACTATAGTTGAAGCTAGTACGGACTACGAAAAGAAGGTGTTGGAGTCTATGATGTCCAATCATTACGAACAGGTCTCCGTAGCTAGCGAATACTGCTATACTGTAAGCACAATAAGCAGCACCGGCAATGGGTATAAGATGAGAGATAACAAGTCACAACGCGCTACAAGAGGTAGCGTAAGTCGAGCAACCACCGGCGGAACTGGCGGCGGCACTGGAGGGGGAAGCTACTAATGTCAGTCAGTAAAAAAGTAACCTATATTCCAGCGGCCTTGATTGACACAGCGAACGACTCGCTGAGACACGAACTATCAGCGTATTGGCGCAGGTATAAAAAGTCAGATAAGTTCTCAAAAGGAACACAGTTGATATATCTAGCGGATAATCCCAAGCTCGATGAAACACAGAGGGGCATATCAGACTTTGCCTTTTCAGAGGAACTGGATATTGGGAACACAGAATTGCCATTTAAAACAGTTAGTATGAGGGTATACGGTCATCCTGCTAAGTTTACAAATCAAAAACATTGGCGCGCCTACTTTGGCGGCGGCACTTTTGATGAAGAAACTTATACACCAAAAATTGATACAGGCATAGATTTTGCAGACAATATTTTTACATGTGAAAAGCCACTAACAGAAAAAGAAGCACAAGTTTTTGGAGGCTCTAGTTTGGTCAAAACTTACGATGTTGATCTAGAATATAATTTTTATCAAGAAGATTACGAAAGAATAACAGTGCGAGACAGAATTCACGAAAATACATTGCCAAATTTGTACACGCTGTATTCATACAAAGAAGAGGAAGAAAACGAAGATCTAAAAACGACTCCTATTTTCAAAGCACATGTGACTTTGAATGGTTTTTTGGATGACAACAAAACAAATCAATTTACCGATAAGGGGAGAAAAAACCCAAAGGCCAAGAACAGCTTACAGTATTTATCGTCTTACGCTACAGCCCTCAGAAGACGCCGCATTGACGGCCATAAGAACATAACAGAAGCATACGAAAATACAATGTTGCCACCATCAAACATTTCACTTTTTGCATATAATTCCAAGAAAGAAATGTTTCCGATGTTTGGCGACATAAGATTCACCACAGATAAGACAACTCAATTTACTCAAATCTTACAAGATTCAAACGCTAGTTGCGTGTTTATGAAAGATATATGTCAATCACTTAAAGGTGCCAATAGTTTATCGTTCGACACAAGGGGTTATGCAACACACGTTGAAAATCCAGTACTAACGGAAAACGAACTAGGCACAAAAAGCGTAACACACAACAGTACGGTGCGCACAGCTAACGCCAAAGTATGGAATATTATGGATTGGTATGCAAATTTTCAAGCTACTAACGCTAGCCCAATGCAGAATAGCATATTCTTAGGAGTCACAAATAAAGACGCCAAGATGGCTACAACAAATCAGTATGGCTTTTACAAAAAAATGATGGAAACCATTTTTATTGGTAAGTTAAGAACACTTGTAAAAAGCCAGCAGCGTCGATTTGCAGATATTATTGATGGAGATAGTGCATATTCAGAAGAAGTTTTTTATAAAATTGAAAAATATGTTAAAGGCCGCGATATGCCTATTCAAACTTATTGGATTCCAAACACAAACCAAGTTGACATTATAAACTTTATTGATACGCAAGTTAAGTATAGCAGAGAGTATACATATAAGGCGTCTGTGTTTAAGCTTGTGATCGGGTCAAGTTATCGATACTCAAATCTAGCTTTAACAAAGAGAGTGACAGAAGACTGCGTAGAATTTGTGTCGGTAAAAACAGGAGAACCAGTAAAGCCTAGAGTCCCGGGCTCCGTAACTGTTAGTAGCATTTCTGGAATTCGCACAGCACTGGAGGTTCAAGGCGATAAAAGATACATGGCAGAGTTCGATGTGACAATCGTGCCAAGAATTCTGCTGTATGAACTTCCTTACTTTACTGTAACTTCGAGATTAATCGATGATCCGCCACTCCCACCAGAGGTAGATATTCTTCCTTATAGGTCTGATAGTCGATTTCTTAAATTTTTTATGCAAGGTTCAACTGGAGAGCAGCTGTTGCATCCAATTACCATGACTGACCGGGATCGTCGTATGGTGGGCATGATTAGAAAAGCACGAAATTTAGATAAAAGCGAGCCTATCACATATAAATCGGATGACTACCCTTCATACTTTGAGGTGTATAGGATCGATGAACCTCCTACTAGCTACAGAAGCTTTGTGGGACACCAGAGGGCCGCGTTAAAAACAGACATATCAGACAAAACTCAGCAAAAAGCCGCGTCAATAGCGTACATAGAACAGATAAATCCCAATATTAAATACTATTATATGTTCCGCTCTGTCGACGTTCATGGGAAAATCGGATACCCATCGCCAGTATATGAAGTGGAGATGTTAAATGACAAGGGAGCCTTTTATCCAATTATAAAAATTCACGAAATCAATCCACGCTCGCCTAGGGTAACAAAAAAATCAGGAAGAAGGTTTATACAAATCGTACCAAATATTGGACAGACACTAATTAATGAAGGCAAGTCTGGATTTGAAAATTACACATCAGCAAAAGATCTTACCGGTGAATTAACATATGGCTTCAAAGCCGAGTCCATTTGGGACAAAAAGTTTAAAGTAAGATTAACCTCCAGAAAGACCGGTAAAAAAATAGATCTGAATTTACAATTTAGAACAAAGAGAGTTAAAACAGATTTTGAAGAAAGTTCGTAAGTTATGAACTATTTATAATAGTGACTATTTAAAAAAGATGAGGAATACACATGGCATTTTTAGATAACTCAGGCGACATCATTCTTGATGCAGTCTTGACAGATACAGGCCGTTTTCGCCTAGCCAAAGGAGACGGTAGTTTTAAAATAACTAAATTTGCGCTAGGAGATGACGAAATCGACTATGCGCTATATGATAAAAACCACGCTTCAGGCTCAGCGTATTATGATCTAGACTTATTGCAGACCCCTGTACTAGAAGCGTTTACAAACAATACATCAATGCTAAAATCAAAGTTAGTTTCGATTCCAAGAACAAACTTACTGTATCTTCCCGTCATGAAGCTTAATGAGATTTATTCTACAAACAACTCACGCCATACTAGCGGAGCATATTTGTTGGCTGTAAACAAGGATACCGAAGAGTCGCTAGGAATCGATGCTAGCAGCAACGCAGTCACCGGAATTATGTATGGGGAGAATGTCGGCGCCGGAACAACTATTAGAGTTGATCAGGGCTTGGACACTTCAGAGATCTCGCCGGCCTTCACCATTGACGCTGACTTGGTTGAAACACAATACATTGTAGAAATTGACAACAGGTTTGGCTCTATTGTAAATCCAACCAATGGTTCAATTACCTCTCCTTCTTTTATTGATGATGACAACATCGCAACATACTTTTTCTCACTCGGTACAGATATTGGTATTGTATCAGAGAACACAGAAAGAGATGCTGCAGCATCAACTCAAACGATTTTAGGCCCTCGCGGAACCTACATCGAATTTCAAATCCAATCTTCACTAGATCTGAATACAGGAACGTTCTTATTCACAGAGTTGGGCTCCACAACAACTGTTAACTCAGTCTCAGTATATTATATTGACACAACAGTTCGGCTTACGGGCGCAACCACTGGGTACAGAATCGACATTCCAGTTCGTTTTGTAAGAAAGGTATAATAATAGGACACTCACATGGCAACTACATTTAAAACATTTTCAGCAAACGACGTAATTTCAACAAAGACTCTTCTTCATGAAGCGGTACCAATTACAGGAGCAATTGTATCAGGAACTTATGCGGACCTAAACGTTAAAAACTTCTCACACGGCATGTTCCAGTCAGTATATGACTACCCATACCTAAGCTCTTCTGCTAACCACTTGTTCGACGTCACAGTCGGCTATAGTCCGAGGTCATCACTATCCTCTTCGGTTGGTGCTGCTGACGCAGACTTTCCAGTCATTGGTCAAACTAAGAAATTTAATATTTATAATCAAATGGCTCAAGTCCTCATGGGGTTTGACCACCTAGGAAATGTACAGCGTTTTGATGAAGACGGCGATTTGCTAGCCGGAGGAAACAAAATTGATTCAGCAGTATTTCTTAACTTCTCTAGGCTACTAGTCAAAGATGAGATCAAAAAGGGCTCCTTCTCAGTGACATTCGGTGTTAGCCCATACGCCCCCCAGCGCGATACCGGCTTCGAAAACACTACCGACACCCGACACGTATTTAACAAGCGAGTTAAGCTGGCAGATACAAATGCTCAAAACGACTTTAGAGTAAACTCCCCTGCAGGTGAATATGGAATCTTGTACGCTTCTGTTGATCATGGTACTAATGTGTTAACTGGGGATCCTGCCGATGGCTCGACTACCGTCCGCGCCGGATTAATCTACTATCAAGCAGGAATTGCAGTTATTACATCTTCCTTGTTTTTAAGAAGCGAAGACCACAGTTCGAACATTAACACTACCGCTCAAGCTTCGTGGTCTGACACTTACGGAAGTGGTTTATTACACAAGGGATTGGGTGCTTCTTTAACAGCTTCTGTACTAGGACACAGAGGGCTTAATAGTTCACGACCTGAGTCCTTCCATCAGATTTTGACCGGCTCTAATATTACGGCTTCTTGTGATGCTATCCGAGCTAGAATTCACAACATTGCTTTCAACAATACCACCGAGCTAAACTCAACAGTATACTTCTGTAGAGCAAATCACAACGAGTTCAACTACAGTGCAAACCCAACGTATCTGACTGGCAGCAAGATTAGAGTGAAACAGCAGAGCACCGACCAACCAGTATCGTATATTACAACTGTTGGTCTGTATTCGGCAGATAACGAGTTGATGGGTGTTGCTAAATTATCTGAGCCCCTTCGCAAAGATCCGACAAACGAAATGACACTAAGAGTCCGTTTGGACTACTAAAATGTCTGGCAAAGACCGGACGAATCGCCGCCTTCGTGCTAAACACAAGAAGTTGATTGGCGAATTGCGATTTTTGTATACTGATTTAGAGTATCACAAAGAAGAGCATGAGTACCGCAAAGAAGAGTTTAACGAATCTTTCGAAGACTGGTGCGACGAATACGGCTTTGACTGCTCTAGGCCAGAAACAAGAGAAACTTTTAACGAAAAGCAGACTGATCCGTACAAGCAAAAAGTCACGGAAAAAGAACTAAAAGAAATCGAAGAAGATGTGTATAATGATCCTGAAGAGCAATCAGAAGACACCGACAACGCAGAAAAAGATTTGAAAGCACTTTATAAAAAAATAGCAACAAAGACACACCCAGATAAACTCACTAATGAAGAGGAAGAATCGATTAAAGAAAGAAAGCGCAAATTGTTTATGGAAGCAAAACAGGCTCTCGATGATCAGAACTTCTTTAAGCTTTCTCAAATTGCCGAAGAACTAGGTGTTGAATTGCCGCCTCCATCAAAACAACAACTTATGTGGATGAGAGAAGAAAAAAAGCGAATAGAAAAGATCATTCACAATATCGAACAGACTTACGAGTGGGTCTGCGGTGAGCCCCATAACCCAAATATGACCCCTGAAATGCTGTATCGACAATACGCAGATGTGATTGGTTGTGTAAAATTAGAAAAAGAAGGCTAATTACTACGAGATGTCAGTATATAAATTTAAACGCGGCGATATATTCTACAACAGGATCAAGACGTATCCAAAGTTTGGGTATTACATCTATAACAATACGATGTATATCAACAACACTGTAGCGTCTAGCGGTTCTTTAACTGCCACCCCGAATGGTTTAAAATCCGGCTTTATCAGCCTATACGAAATGAATGTTGATAGAGAAGAAGATCAAGATTCTGGTCGTGTTATTTTTGGCGGAACACCTTATGACGTTAAAGATCGTGGTGTAATATATCCATTTATCATGAAAGACAGTACGTTGTCTGCGTTCAAAACAGTATCGGCAGGAAGCTTTGCGACCTTTGGATATGGTACGGTCATGTCTTCAAGTTATCCAATGACAGCTAGTTTACGAAGAGAATACTATCAAATAGGCTCTGCTAGGCCCCGGATGACTGCCTTAAAAAACACAATGAACTATTACACCCCGTTGAGCGATCATTATGCATTTAGTTCATCTTTGGGTAACAAAGCTTCCGGCGCCCTGTGCTTGGTATCAATTCCTTCAATCCTGTATGGCTCTTCCATCAAGAAAGGCTCCGTATCTCTTAAATATTATTTATCGGGCAGTTTGCTTGCGGAACTACAAGATACCGGTAGAAACGGTGAACTAATTCAAGTAACTGGCTCGGTTTATGCGCAGACCACGGGACAAAATAAGGTAGCCGGCGTAGTTTTATACAATGAAGGTTTCATTATCTTGACTGGCAGTTGGCACCTAGAAGAAAAAACTGCAGCCTATGGAGGCACAGCCACAGGCCGGGACTACTTGACAAACGGTGATCCTGAACCGAGTCAATGGAGACATTGGGGTCATACTATGGAAGGCGACGGTCAAACTCTAAAAACTGGTGACGATGCATCAACAGAATATGTTAGTTTTGGCCTAGACTACAAAGGAACCAACTACGTTCCAGTAATGACCATGTTGGCTCACGCTCCAAAAGGTGAACTTAATTACTCAAACAATCCGACATTTATAAGGCATGGTCAACAAAAAAAGATGACACCGCTGACCGGTTCAAAATTTTATCGAGAACAAGATACTATTATAGCAAAAAATACAATGACTTCAAGCTATTCCGATCCTACAGGAAGTTATCAAAAACAAACATTTATATCAAAAATTGGCTTATATGACGACGATAATAATTTAATTGGAATTGCAACTTTAGCAAATCCGGTAAAAAAACATGAAGATTTAGATTATACTTTTAAACTGAAGCTAGATTTTTAGGAGAAAACATGGCAGTAAAAATGCACAAACATGTCAAAACCGCTTGGGTTACCGAGTGGCGAAAACAAGAAAAACCGTGGGGCCATGAAATGGTGTGGTCTAGTTTTTCTGCTGGTCATGGAAAAATGCTAACCCTTACAAAGGGCAAAAGAACTAGTTTAAAGTATAATCCACAAAAAAGCGAAGCTCTGATCGTTATTTCTGGTAGAGTACACGCTAGATTTGGTGATGAGCATACTCTTAAAGATGAGATAGGTCATCCATGGAAAGAGTGCGTTTTAGAGCCGGGCATGACCCTCAACGTTCAATCTCAATGTCCCTACCGGCTAACGGCGCTAGAAGACTCCCAGATCATCGAGATCGGCAATCACCTAGCGGACAACCCAGTACGCATCGAAGATGACTACGGAAGAGAATAGTGATATTAGGATTAGACATATCGACCAGTATTACTGGCGCCACCGTACTTGACAAAGATGGAAACATTGTTTATAATGAAGCATGGGATACAAGAAAGTTTAAAAATATGTTTGTTAAGGCAGAACATGTTAAAGAGGGTATCTTGGATGCTTTCGAGAGTAGCATTGATAGCGATTCTACCATTAAGCATATATTTATCGAGCAAAACTTACAGTCATTTCGAAGCGGATTCTCGTCAGCAAAAACTCTATCTACTTTATCCAAGTTCAATGGTATTGTGTCGTGGATGTGTTATGATTCCCTAGACATAGAGCCAGAGTACGTTGCAGCCCCCACAGCGCGCAAACTAGCAGGACTAAAGATTCCTAGAGGCACCAAAGCCAAAGAAGTAGTACTTAAGCATGTTATAAAAAATGGATGGCTTGAAGTCGAATATACAAAAAGTGGTAACCCAAAACCACAATTTTATGACAGAGCAGATTCCATAATAATTGCAAAAGCGGGATACTACTTATTGCAGGAGACTATGAAAAATGAACAAGCAAGCAATAAGTGAATGGCGCCAGTTTTTACAAGAAGGTCCAGCACCGGAAGAGATTTCCGATGAGGTTATACAGTTAATTTTCTCAGACGAAATTAACAAGATTCTTGAAAAAGGAACATTAAATGAAGGATTAGCAGATCGAGCTAAGATGTTGGCTAAAAAGTATGCTATTCCTGTTGGGATCGCTATGTCGATTTTAACTGGTGGAATATCCGCTAAGCAATTCGCAGAGTTCCAAAACGCGCGCAATGCAGAGATCGCCGCTCAAGCTGACGCTCCACAGCCCGGAGATTATTCTTATCATCGTAATGATTCACTTCCCCCGGGATATTCTGATTTATCCAATCGAGAATCGATTGAAAAAGCGTGGCAAGACATTGAGGGCCTACAAAGGGAAGCAGCGCCGGTTTCGGGTACCGCCCCTATAGTGGTAGACGGAGAAATAAGAACGTTAAGGTTCGGGTATATTCCCACACAAGAGATGAGCCCTGATACTGTGTTACCAATGTCCTTTATGACAGCACAAGACTACAGAGATATGCTAGAGGCTAGATTAGCCAAGTCACCACAAGAATTATTATATCTCAAGAATATGATATTTGGCGACACCGGAAAATGGGCTAGTGGAGTTGGAGAAGAAGTCTTCAGAGTAGACGGCAACTATGCCATGCTTCCTCCTGAGTGGTCTATTGCTCACGAAGTATATGCAGACGCAGTAGAAGAGCGCTTGTTTGAAATGGTCAAGCACGTAAGAGAAAACCCAGAGCACAGCCAAGAAATTTTTCAACAACTCGGCGTCCAAGACGAAGCTCAGTTTGACGAATTCATTAGTGATCAGTTATTTAAGATCAACAGACACAGATAGTAAAAAAAGTTGTTGACAAGCGTTTCATGAAATGTTATATTAATAATATAGGAGGACTAATGAAGTCATTTGGGTTAATCATCACAGGGTTTTTACTGGGATTTGTAATCTCTTACACTGCAAGCCAGTTTCACGAAGCACCAACTCATTACGTTGACAAAGAGATCTTGGAAGACAAGCAGCTTGACGCTGCCCTCACGCTAGAGCTTCCCGAATCTAATAATGAATGAACATGAAAAGCATAAGATCGTCACAAAGATTCTAGGCAGCTCATATCGTTCAGGTTCTGAACACCTCTATTATTGCCCCTACTGTAAGCATCACAAAAGAAAACTCTCAGTTAACTTAGAACGTGATGTTTACAAGTGTTGGATCTGTGACGCTCGCGGCCGTACAATTCGACGGATTGTGCGACGTTTTGGCGATCTATCGCTGCTAAGGCAGTGGGATGCTGTTGCCGGCCGCGTTGATATTAGCGAATTCGATAACCTGTTTCAAGAATTTGAGGAGGTAGAGCATGAACAAGTGTGTGAATTGCCGGCAGAGTTTAGGACACTAACAAGCAACAAGACGTCTTTAGTCGCCAAGCCGGCCCTTAATTATCTTCGGCGCCGAGGCATTACCAAGAAGGACGTCCTAAGATGGAAGATCGGATATGCAACTGATGGACCGTACCGAAATAGGATCATAATCCCCAGCTTTAACATGAATGGTGATGTAAATTACTTTGTAGCACGTTCATATGAAGATTCATTTAGAAAATACATGAACCCTCAAGCGTCTAGGGATATTTGCTTTAATGAACTTTATATTGACTGGGACAGCGATCTGATTATTGTAGAGGGCATATTTGATGCCATCGTAGCGGGAAATGCAATGCCTATTTTGGGATCGAGTCTTCGCAAAAACTCAAAGCTAATCAAGAGAATCGTTGAAAACGACACGCCAGTTTACCTAGCTCTTGACGCCGATGCGGAGAAAAAAGCAGAAAAAATTATTCAGACTATGCTAGAATGTGATATAGAACTTTATAAAATAGACGTCACGGGGTATGAGGATGTGGGCTCCATGACTAGAGAACAGTTTCAAAATAAGAAACTTACTGCATCTTTTGTTGATGCTGACACTCGGTTGATGCAGAGTGTCATGTCAATTTAATTCGGAGAACAAATGAAGTTAGCTCATATAGCTGATACACATATCAAAAACTTGAAGTACCATTTTGAATATCGCAAGGTTTTTGAACAATTATACGCCAAACTAAAAGAAGAAAATGTTGACTATATTATTCATTGCGGTGACATCGCGCATACGAAGACGCAGATCTCGCCAGAATTTGTAGAGTTATGCACAGACTTCTTTCGTAATCTAGCTGCGATTGCACCAACTTACATTATCTTGGGCAATCATGACGGCAATCTTAAGAACAGTAGCCGTCAGGACGCACTAACGCCTATTGCAGACGCGTTAAACTGCAGCAGACTACATCTGCTTAAGAACTCAGGAGAAACGGTTGTAAGCGATTCTCTGACGCTTAATGTACTTAGCGTGTTTGATCAGGATAACTGGGTTTCACCATCGGATGATTCTAAAATCAACATTGCCCTGTATCATGGCGCCATCAGTGGTGTATCTACTGACATTGGCTGGGTTATGGACCATGGAGAACATGACGTAGGAATTTTTGAGGGTCACGATTATGCATTCTTAGGCGATATTCATAAGACGAATCAGGTACTAGATCACGAAGGCCGCGTTCGGTATTGTGGTTCTACAGTACAGCAGAACCATGGAGAAACCAACGACAAGGGATTCTTAATTTGGGATATCCAGAGCAAGGATGACTTTACTGTTAAACACCATGTGTTAAAGAATCCAAAACCCTTTATCACTATTGAATTGACGCCCAAGGGTCGGATGCCTCGCGGTACTAAGGTGCCACCCGGCGCTCGTTTGCGATTAGTCAGCAACAATAACCTTCCTCTAGTTCAGATGAAGAAGGCTCTTGACATTGCAAAGCATAGATTTAAGCCAGAAGCTATTACCTTTTTAAACCGCGCTGCCGGCCAGAGAGGAAACGTAGAGGAGTTTACTGATAAACTTAAGATTGAAGATTTAAGAAATCTAGGTGTCCAAGAAAAGCTGATCAGAGAGTACCTTAAAGATTATGAGGTAGAAGACCAGCTTATGGACAAGGTGATAAGTCTCAATGCAGGATACAATAAGATTGTCGAACAAACCGAAGAGGTTGGTCGCAATATTAATTGGAAGATCCATCGCGTAGAATGGGACAACTTATTCAATTACGGTGAGGGAAACAGCATTGAGTTTACCAACCTTAACGGCATTATCGGAATTTTTGGAAAGAATTACAGTGGAAAAAGCAGCGTTATTGATTCTATTCTATACACTATGTTTAACACAACTTCCAAAAATGAGAGAAAGAATCTTAACATTATTAATCAGAATAAAGAATCGTGCAGGGGAATGGTAGAGATTTCAGTCAATGATACTTTATATCGGATTGAAAGAACGAGTGAAAAGTATATTAGAAAATTGAAGGGAGAAACCACCCTAGAAGCAAAGACCGATCTGGACTTTAGAAGAGTGTGTCCGGTCACAGGCGATGTAGAAAGCCTCAATGGGCTGAGTAGATTAGAGACTGATAAGAATATCCGTAAGCATTTCGGCACGTTAGAAGACTTTCTTCTGTCGGCAATGGCCAGTCAACATGGCGCACTGCAGTTTATCAACGAAGGCTCCACTAGACGTAAAGAGATTTTTGCTAAGTTCTTAGACTTAGAAATATTTGAGCAGAAGTTTAAGCTAGCCAAGGAAGACGCTTCTGATACTCGCGGCGCCCTCCGTCGACTTGAAGGCCGCGACTATGCAGAAGAGATTGAAGAGGCGCAGGTAGAACTGCAGGAAAATGATGATGAATTAGTCAAGCAACGAACCAAATGTGATTCTTTAAAAAGCAAGATTGAAACGAATCATAAAAAACTGCAAGACGTTGACAAACTAATTGAATCAATTCCAACAGAGATCATTGATGTTGTTGACGTAAAAACGAAAATCAAGAACGCCACTTTGCGCCAAGCTCGCCTAATTGAAAAGAATGCGGAACTAGAATCGGATCGAACAAAGAATCAGAATATGTATACAAAAATTTTACATTTTCTTGACTCATTCGACATTCACGAACTTGAAAGAAAACAAGAAGAAATTAGTACAATTAGAGATGAAATCTCTGCTTGGCAGCGGAAGAAAGATGCCGAGCAGCTAGACTTAGAAAGGTACAAGAAGAAAGAAAAGTTATTAACGACTCACGAATATGATCCAGACTGTAGGTACTGTTCTGATAATGAATTTGTGAAAGATGCTATTGCGGCCCAGAACAGAATTCCCAAATCTGAAAGTCAAATTTTAGAATACGATATGCTTATTGTTGGCTTAACAAAAGATCTTGAGAAACTGGTACCAGCACAGGTCGAAAAGCATGTAGAAAAATATTACAAAGTTGTTGATAAAAAAGCAAATGTATCGGCAGCGATTGCAGACTTGAATTTAGAAATGGAAAAGAATAAGCTAGCGAAAGAGAGGCTATACCATTCTATCAAGTCACTCAATGCCAAACTAGACCAGTATAACGAAAACAAAGAAGCGATTGAAAATCTTGAGGAATTGACAACCGAGAAAGCACAGCTAAACAACACAGCAGAAATTCTATCGGAAAGACTGGAAAAGTGCGAAGACAAGATAATTTCTCTTGTTAGGACCAACGGCTCCCTAGAGCAGAAAGTTGAGACTATTAAACTAAGCAAGCAGGAATATCTTGATCTGCAGGAAGAATACGCTGCTTATGATTTGTTTATGCGCGCCATGCACTCTAATGGTATTGCATACGATGTGATCAAGAAAAAACTTCCGGTGGTTAATCAAGAGATCGCAAAGGTACTAGCAAACATTACCAACTTTGAAATTTATTTTGAAGACAACGGCAAGAAGTTTGAATTATTTATCAAGCACCCGAAGCACGAACCTCGCCCGCTAGACATGGGTTCAGGCGCCGAGAAGACTATAGCTGCGATGGCTATCCGATTAGCTCTATTGTCAGTTTCTTCTTTGCCAAAGGGGGATATTTTCATACTTGATGAGCCCGGTACTGCCTTGGACGAAGATAATATGGAAGGATTTATTCGTATTTTAGAACTAATTAAGATGTACTTTAAGAATATCCTTCTTATTTCACACCTTGAATCTCTCAAGGATTGTGTAGATATCCAGATAATGATTGACAAGAGGGATGGGTACGCGAAAGTTAGTCAATAATGGAGGATAATGTGATGGCAATAGTAAAAGCGAGACTCGATACTTTGGTCGAGAAAATGATTTCTCGCAAGTTTATGGTTTGGTTGACAGCGACTGGCCTTATGGTATTCGCAGGACTAGAGTCTTCGGATTGGGTTATTATCTCAGGTATTTATATCGGCGGTCAGACCGTCATTGACGGAATCGCCAAAATGAAAGGTGTATAGTGGATCCAGAAGAAGAAAAAGCATCTATGCAAACAGTAATCTTAAAATTTGTTCTACGACACTGGAAGGAGATCTTATTGATTGTTCTATCTGGAGCAATCTTTTTCAAAATGCAGAGTGATATGAACGAGCTTCAAAAAGCTTACGATGCAGCAAAACAAAGCTACGAGCAACAGATTGAAGGACTCCAAGACATACACGACAAGGAGCTTCAAGAGCGAGAAAAAGCACTACAGACCTATCGCGATGCCCTTGAACTGCTAGAGAAGCAATATAGAGAAGATCAGGAGCGCATTGAAGAGCGCACGGAAGAAAGACGAGAAGACCTAGAGGAGAGCCATTCTGAGCGCCCTCAAGAGGTTATAGACGAGATCGTAAATCAGTTTGGATTTGAGTATGTGGAGTAAGATTGCGCAAATATTGAGTTTAAGTTTGATTTTGTGCGGAAGTGCGCACGCAGACGAACCAACCGAGACATCAAACGGTAGGTTTACAATACTAGATCAAAACCAGCGGGCCCCATTTAGAGGTACGCTTTTCGATCCCACAGCAACAGCGTACCTACTAACATACCAAGGAAGAATAGAAGCCCAGTTCCAACTAGAACTAGATTATAAGATAGAGCAGTTGGAAATAGAGCATCAGCTAGAAGTAACAAACTTAAATTTGAGATACGATGCCTTAAGCGAAGAATACCAACTTAGAATTGATGCAAAAGATCTAGAAATTCAACAGCTAAATGAATCGCTGTCTAGGCTGAGCCGCAATGATCGGCACTGGTTTGTTATCGGCGGTTTTGCCATTGGAGTCGGTGTTACGGCAGGTATTGTAGCTGCAATCAACAGTGCGAGTAACTAATGAGTGATAAAGATTGGGATAGATTAGCCGCGTTTGAAAAGGCTATTTCTAAAAGATACGGTAAAGAAGCAATTCAAAATCCTAAGTCGAACTGGGATGATGAAAAAGAGCAAGATTACGTAGAACAGCAAAAAAAGCTCTATGAAAAAGAGATACGCCAGAGAGAAACAACAGAGAAGATATTCCATGATGGGATTTTAATTTCTAAAAAACTACTTAATAGAGAATCAAAAAATCCATGTCCAATTTGCAGTAAAATGTTTTTTAGAGTAATGGATGATGTCACTATGACAAAGTACGGTTGCTGCTTTGCTTGCTATGTACAATACGTCGAGAACCGCGAAGAGCGTTGGCTAGGAGGATGGAGACCAGATGAAGATCACAAAAGCGCAGATTAAACAAATTATTAGAGAAGAACTCAGTAAGATAAGTGAGATTGATGTAAACCCTCCAGTCGTCGCGTCAGTAGAAGATTACGAAGACGCTTATGAAGAAATGGAAAAAGCCGTAGATGATATTATCGATGATTTAAGAGACTTAGCAGGAGACGATCCAGAGGGTAAAACTTTGGCAATGATGGTTGCTCGGATTGTTGATGAAACTAGCGATGAAACAGGTCAAGCGATTAAGTAAAAACCGCACTACTTATTAAGAGGAAACAAATACCATGGCAACAACACTAGAAATTATTCAAGGAATCCAGCAGGCAGCAGCCAATGCTTATGATGGAGCTTTAGACGAAAACGGCGATCCTGTAAAGGTTGGCCTCAAGAGAGAAGAGGGTAACCCGCTGATTGATAAGCGTGTTATGGATGGGTTTAATGTCGCATTTTCCGGCAAGACAATGTGTTTGTCATACCACTCCGAAGTACGTCTTAAAGAGGTATACGGAAACAGCTTTGAATCTGACACCGAGCAAATGATTGAGGACATTGCTAGCTTTTTGAAAAAAGAATACAGGAAGGTAACTGGCAACAGTTTGTCACTGAAGGCTATGGGAGAGTGCGATATGATCGTCCAGAATACTTCAAAGGTCCGCACATGGGTACAAGCTAGAAAACATTACGAAATTGGTTCCCTCACTGAAGTTGAGAACGTACCAATGGAAGATGATCCTGAGCGCAAAATTGACCCTGATTTTGATAAGTTCATGAAGCTAGGTGGTTTGGGCAAAAAGGCGAAGAACGATGATCGTCCAAAAGACAAAGGTCCACAATCCTAAGACGATGATGCATGAGTTCAATATTATCCAAAAACGATAAAGTTAAAGAAATATTAAAGTGCGGCAAAGACCCGAGTTACTTTCTCAAGAACTATGCAAAAATTTCTCACCCGATGCATGGTTTAATCCCCTTTAAGACTTATGCGTTTCAAGACGATTTACTTGAAGACTTTAACGATTACCGCTTCAATGTCATCCTCAAAGCTCGCCAGTTAGGTATATCGACTATCACAGCCGGCTATATTGTGTGGATGATGATGTTTCACCGTGACAAGAATGTGCTTGTCATGGCTACAAAGTTTGGAACAGCGGCCAACTTGGTTAAAAAAGTTAAGGCTATTGTTAATCATCTGCCGCCATGGCTTAAGATAGCAAACATTTCGATTGACAACCGAACATCATTTGAGCTTTCTAATGGCTCGCAAATCAAAGCATCCTCAACCTCTTTCGACGCCGGCCGTTCCGAAGCCCTTTCTCTCTTGGTTATTGATGAGGCTGCACACGTTGATGGCCTAGAAGAGTTGTGGACAGGTCTATATCCTACGCTGTCAACAGGTGGTCGCTGCATCGCCTTATCCACGCCGGCCGGTGTAGGAAACTGGTTTCACCAGACCTTTATCGATGCAGAAGCAGAGGCCAACGATTTTCACCCAACAACGCTACAGTGGGACGTACACCCAGACCGAGATCAAGCTTGGTTTGAAAAAGAGACCAGAAATATGTCTCGTCGTCAAATCGCACAGGAGCTTGAGTGCAATTTCAATACTTCTGGCGATAGTGTGATTGATCCTGATGACATTGCGCACTTGTTAGCAAATACATGCGAGCCAAAATATAGAACAGGGTTCGATAGAAACTACTGGATCTGGGAAGAACACATACCAGAAGCAAGTTACCTTTTAGTAGCAGACGTCGCCCGTGGCGATGGCGCTGACAGTTCAGCCTTCCATGTTATAAAACTAGAAACAATGGAAATAATCGCAGAATATAAAGGAAAACCTACAATTGATGCCTATTCTAAGATATTATATGATACAGGAGCGGAATATGGCAATTGCTTGTTGGTCGTAGAGAATGTCGGAGTAGGATATTCTGTGTTGGAGAAGCTAGTAGAGTTGGGATATCCGAATCTATACTATTCAGTAAAGTCAACACATCAATATGTAGAACAGTATCAGGCAGAAACAATGTCCAACACTGTTGCCGGATTTACCACTTCTACAAAAACTAGGCCACTAGTTGTTGCAAAATTGGAAGAGTTCATCAGAAACAAACTAATTAAAATATATTCTACTAGAACTATTGAGGAAATAAAAACTTTTATTTGGTATAACGGAAAACCTCAAGCAATGAGGGGCTACTCGGATGACTTAATTATGGCTTTGGCCATTGCCTGCTGGGTAAGAGATACAGCACTAACAGTCAACCAGAGGGATTTGGAATATCAAAAAGCGTTTTTGTCTTCGATACAAACTAGCAATAGGACACTAAAAACTACTATTCCCGGCATGCAAGGCCACCAACAAGGCAAGTCCGATAGGGTAACCGAGGAGCAAAAGAAGATGATGAAAGAATACATGTGGGTCTACAAGGGGTAAAAGATGGCAGATAACACAAAGAATCCAAGAAATAATCAATCGGAACTGTTTAGGAGATTAACAAGGTTATTCTCTGGTCCGATCATTAACTATAGAAGTCAGTCGGGTCGACGAATTAAAAGGCAGCACCTAGACAAGTACTCAAGTACATTTAAGTCAGCTAGCGGCCAGCAGTTTAAAAAGAGCACATACAACCCGCTAGACAGAATTTCTCACGACGCCATCGCAAATCAGCGCCGAGCAGAAAGATACGTTGACTTTGATCAGATGGAGTACATGCCAGAGTTGGCTTCTGCTCTAGATATTTACGCAGACGAAATGACTACTGCATCTGACTTATCGCCTATGATTAAGATTAATTGTGCGAACGAAGAGATCAAGGCTGTTTTATCAACTTTGTATACCAATATCCTTAATCTCGATGCCAACCTGTTTGGTTGGTGCCGCACTATGTGCAAGTATGGCGACTTCTTCTTGTATCTTGACCTAGATGAAAATTTTGGAATCCGCACTGTGCTGCCCATGCCTCCACAAGAAGTAGAGAGGTTAGAAGGGCAGGATACAACAAATCCAAACTACGTCCAGTACCAGTGGAACTCTGCAGGAATGACTTTTGAAAATTGGCAGATTTCGCACTTTAGAATCCTTGGTCACGAC